GGCGATCGGGGTCCGGGCGTCGCTCATGTCACCGCAAAGGACGCGGTGACCTCAGAGCACCAGCAGTAGCCGTTCGTTTGCCGCCCAGTCGATCTTGATCGCGGGGTCTTCGTTTACCTCGCGGGCCGGAAGCTTGCCCATCCGATCCTTGTCCAGCAGGAGCAACCGCTTCAGGTACGCGGCCTGGTCTATAGTGCACTTGATCGTGACGAGATTCTCAGCCATCACGCTGCCTCAATTCCGTATAGGTCGAACAGGTCTGGGGAAGCTGTGGTCAGAATCACGGTGTGCCACAGGTTGCGGTGACGGGAGGAGCGCTTCGCTCCGCGACGCTTTGCCATGTCCTTCCGATGCCACTCGCGGCACAGGTCGTCCTGCGGCTCTCGCCTCAGGAAGTGCCTCCGCCGCGCAGCCGCAGTTCCGCACGGCCGGACGGAACTGCGGCGATTGGTCGCGGGCAGGAGCGTCCCCACGGGCGGGACGGCCGGAATTTGGGTGGCCAAATCACCCACGACGAGTGCCACGACTGCACCTCCTCAGGTGCCGGGCAAACGCTCGCAACCACACGACGCGCTTGCATTTCGAGCAGATCACGTACGCCGGGATTACCGAGCCCATGAAAGCCTCCCATGGAAATAGCGCATGAAAAGCCGTCCTGCGGAGACTGGTTCGGCCATCGGAATCCGTGGGTCGGCCATGGTCATGATACCGGCTTGCAGTGTCCAAGACACCAGGCCGATACGGTGGTAGTGCAGGAACTCGAAGTATCGTGTTACGTTGCTTGTTGAATGCGGCCAGTAGTACCCGCCTAGATAGTTGACGAACTCACCGTCTACCACAGGAACATTGGATGCCAGGTATCCGAAGTCTTTTTCCCAGATGCCGGTGGTCAGGCCCTCTTTTCCTTTCGGACCACCACAGTCACCCGGGTGCGGGCAGCCCGGATGATGAAAGCTGTAGACGATGCCCTGACCGGCCAGTAGCGGGACGTTCTGCAGCGTCGACCCCCAGTTCTCTCCCTCGACCCAGATCTGGTTCAAAGAACCTATACGCCGCACGAAGCCAACCAGAGCCTGGAAGTCGGTTTTCCATTCGGTCCAGTCACCCGTCCACGGATGCGGCGAACGAGGCTCGTTGAACAGATCAAACACCACGTGCGGCTTGTTCCCGTAGAATTCGGTAAGCAGTCTCCAGAATCGGTACGTGGTCAGTGTGGGCATCGGCTCGTTGCGCCAGTAGCCAACCGCCAGCTCGGTCTGGGCATTGAGGATGACGATCAGGTGACGATACAGAGCGTAGCGCACGATGGTTCGCAGTGCCCTGAAGTAAACGTGATCTACCCTGCCTTGCTGGTTTACTAGGCGGTCTTGCTCTACCTGAAGCCTGACCGTGTTCACATTCCAGGCAGGTGCTGTGCGGATCTGCATTTCGGCTGTCTTGACGTACAGCAGCCAGTTCTGCAGGGTAGCGATCGTCGTTCCCTGTATCTCCGACGGAACCGGATAGGCCGAGCAGTCCGCTACCGGGCAGATTTGGTGCACCCCGACGGTGGTGGCCTGCGCGATCTGCACGGCTGGCTGAGGAGACGACAGAAACAGATACCCGGTAATTGGGAATATGGACAGGAACAGGGTGACGATGACCGCACGCACGAATAGCTTCATTTCATATCGCCATTCGCGACGGGGTCGCGACTGAGGTACCCGACCCCAGGTCGGCGGCCATGCCTGCGGCGTGACCTTCGTTGTAAAGGCCCATGTCGTCTCCGATTCTGGAAGAATAGGAGTAGCTGCGACGTCCTACGCGGATGACGTGATCGTTGCAGCGACCGCGCTTTGCTTTCTTGCACTTCGTGCAGGCGTCGATGAGCGCTTCGCGCTCTTCTTGCTCCTGACGATACTGCTTGGCGAACTTGTCGTGGTCCTCAGCCCACCTGGCCCGGTCGGCTGGCGTGATTCCACGCGATGCGTCATAGGCCAAGGTCAGTGCCTTTGCCCGATCGGCCAGCACGAGCGCCACGGACGGCCCGGAACCGGCCAGCAGGTCCAGGTTGGGGCTCTCCATCGCGCGGTCTTTGGCTTCCTGATCTTCTGCCTCGGCACGCTCCTGCGCCGCTATCTTGGCGATGTCCAGCTGCCGTCTCACTCCGGCAACGAAACCGTTCAGCCACGACTCGCGCATCGCCTTTTGCCTCTGCCCGAACTTGGTGTTCTCGTCCTTGATTTGCGCGACACCCGCTCTTGCCTGGTTCACCAGGTGCGCAAACATGACTTCCATTCCCAGGAAGTCCGACTCGTAGGCGAACACCCGGTATCCATAGTCGTAACCGCCCTTCGGCGTGCCGCCACGCGCCTTCGGACCGGACATCGGGTTCCACGACTTGATCCAGGTCGTCTTCGCTCCTGCGTTCGTCGCGATCACGTAGAACAGGTTGTTCATCTGCTCCGCAAAGGGCCGGGACGCCATCACCGCGCGATCGACGGTCCCATCGGACAGCTTCCCGGACGATGCGAGCATGGCCCGGTCTATCCGGTACTTGGCAATCAGCTCAGCCGCGCGGCTGGTGGCCTGCTCGATCTCGTGATCGCGCTGCGCGCGTTCCGAGTCGGTCAGCTTCGCTACGTCCCTCGGGTCCTGGTTGATCAGCAGGTCGGCGCGCTCCAGGATCAGATTCACTCTGCGCAACATAGAAACGGTCACGTCGGCTTCAAAGACCGGTGCTTCTCTGGTCTCGCTCATTTTGCCCTCCTTGATAGGGCCAGGGCAGCCCTGGCCATTTCCCTCAGCCGCAGGGCGTCATCCCAGCGGCCTTCCTCGATTGCCCTGCGGGCAGCTCGCCAGTGTCGGCTTGCGGTGTTTATGCCGCTCCCCGACATCACGATCATCACGGCGGCTCTGTGGTAGCATCTCACCGCATGAAGCCCAGCCGGGCAGGTGCACCCATTTGCCGAGCAGACGTACAGGGTCTCGCCATTGGAACTAAGCACATCAAAGACGTGGTCCCAGTTCCCATGCGGGGCGAGTCCCCCGTCGTCGATCAGAAGCCGGGCCTTGTCGCCTTGCCCGGGCGTGAAGCCGCCTTGCACGCGCGGCCGGGGACCCGGTCGGCGCACAAGGACGGCCTCTGCGCTTGTCATCAGACTGGCTCGCTTACCTTTACAGCGAAGTACCGGACGCCCTGGCGTTGCGTTTTCACGCGGATGACCGCTGTCAGGTTGCCCAGGTCGTGCACTTCGATGGAATCCGCGCCGAGACCGGCGATGCCTGCGGCTGTCCATTTCCGGTCGTCTTCCAGCCCGGTCAGCGCGTTTATAACGACGCGGGCGATCGCGGTCTTGAGCTGGTCCGAGGCCATGTCAGCCCGCCACCTTCGCTGCCTTCTCGTCGAGCAGGTCCAGCGACCGCTCCAGCTTCGCTTCCAGCTTGAGCGAGATCGCCTTCACCTGCGCGAGAAGCTCGGACCGGAGGCTCGCCAGCTTCGCTTCGCTGACGTCGCCTTTCAGCGCGTCCCGGTACTTCTCGGCCTGCTGCGAGACCCACCTCGCGTCGTGTCCCTGCGCGAACAGGTTCTTCACCTGCGCTCCACAGCCGCAGTGGCACGGGTTCAGCTTCCCGGCAGCTCGCCTCAGGTCGCTGGTCCGCCTGCTCTGCGTCGGGGTGACCGACCCGGGCAGCTTGCCCGGCAGGCTCTCCCTCGGCGGACGTCCTCCCACCAGCTCCATGTCCCACTCACCGCTGGCCTCCTGTGAGGCCATGTAGCCCCTGGCCTGCCCCGGGTCCGCGAAAGTCCGGGAGAACGTCACGTCGCCCTCGTGGTGACCGTCGGCAGTGTCGCCCTTGGCCACCTTCCGCACGTGGCACTGTCCGGCGATCGGCTCGGGAGCGGAGTCCCCGTTCTTCGCGACCGGAGCGGCCCAGAACTTCCCCGCTTTGCTGATCTGGACGATCAGGCTGCCGAGCTTCATGTGGCCGGTGCTGACGCTCCGTTCCACGGCCATGACCTGCAGCCAGTCCGCTTTCCCTTCCGCGACCTTCACCACGGCCGGGGTCCCGCTGGCGTTCGGCTTCCGCTGTGCGCCCACTCCGAACCACAGGATGGCGCTCGGCTCCCCGTGGTCCGCCCAGGTCGCCTTGACCGGGACGGCCTCTGCGTCCACCTCGGCTTGCGCCGCGTTGGCGGCTTGCGCTGCCTGCATGCGAGCGTGGTCGCGCTCCGCGTTCTTCGTTGTCCTGCTAGGCATTTTGCCCTCCTTGACTGGGGGGCCGGACGATCCGGCCCCCCGACCTTACCTTACTTGATCGTGACGCTGATGACGCGCCACGGGCTGGTCTCGTCGAGCGAGAAAGACCCGCCCGGCCCGAACACGACCACACGCTCGGCACCGCTGACGTGGCGGAACAGGACCCGGACCATATCGCCCTCCAAAAACCGGCTCGCGGGGCCAGGGCGGCCCCACACTTCAATTCAATCATGCGACTGCGTTCGTGAGGAATACCCGCGAGTGTGACGCTCATCACATTGCGTCTTCCAGTTCGATCATCGCGGTTTCAGCGTTGTGTGCTACCCAGTCGGATAGCCGGTAGACCCGCCGCACCAGTACTAGCAGAACGAACCGGCCGGTTCGGGTCCCCGGCATTCTGGCGGGGAACGACCTGACCAGCATCCGGCGCAGTCGCGTTCTGGTTTCCGTCGAATTGGTCGCCATATCAGCCCCCTTCCGGCCACTCTGACACGAGCTTACCCGGGCACCGCATGGTGTTTGTGTTGTGGAACTTGAACTCCAGCTCCCTCCGCTTGGGTGATTCCTTGTCCTCGATCCGGTCGCGCACCCGGCCGATTGCGACGCACTTCGGTTGCTGTCCGAAGTCGTCGTATGGCCGGAAGTCGCAAATCCACGCACCCGGTGTCACCTGGATCTGGTCGATTGCCGGGCAATGCGCGGGCGGTGGTCCCGAGTCGATCGTCGGGTGCGAAACCAGCCGGGGCTGCTGCGATCGCTCCGCCAGCGTGTTCGATCCCCACGCGATCGCAGCTCCTGCCGCCAGCACTGCCACGGCTTTCATCCAGGTCGGCACGAGTGGAACTGCCTGCGAGGCGTGGGCCACCGGCCCAGGCGCGTTCGTTGACACGGAGTCAAACCCGTCCTTGTCGCTGGGCAGGTCCTTGTGCGTTGGCATCAGAACAGCCCCAGATCGCGGAAGTTGATGATGAGGGAAAGCCAGGTCCAGAACGCCAGCTTGAATGCGAGCCAGCACATGGTCACGAGTGTCATGGGGCCACGACCAGACCGCGCCTGGCGATCAGGCGCTGCAGGGCCTCTTCGGTGTGGAACCGGGAGACGCGGATCTGGCTGGTCTGCGGGTCGATCCATTCGAGCTGGAAGCGGTCGTACGGGTCGGCGGACCCGGAAACCGGGACCAGCCGGGCGGTTGGCTGGGACTGAACGGTCTTCATGGTTTGCCCTCCTGTGAAATGGGACCCGGGCGCTGCGCCATGGCGGTGTCTCGCAGTCTTGACGTGAGCTGCCACCTCACACCCGGACCCCACACTCCAATTAAACCACGGAACTTGCCAGCTTGACAAGATCCGGTTTGTCCGCACCGCGCGGACACGACCGGAACCGGCCCGAAGGCCGGTCGCGATCGTGTCCGCGCGGTTAAGAGCCATAGAACTTGCGCCAGGTGCGGCGTTCGCGGAGACGAAGCCAGAAGGCGGCGAGACGACGAGTCATTCGGTCACCTCACACCGAGTGCTAGTGCAGTCCTGGAGCCAGAAGGCGCGGTCCTGGCCGGTGGAGTCGCGTAGAACCAGCTCGATTCCCTCGCCGTGGCGGTGCTGGTCGACCTCGCGTGCAGCCTCGTCGAGCAGATCTGCGTCGTTGATGTCGCCGTCTGCGTCGTTGATCAGGTCGCGTTCGTGCTCCAGGTCTGCGACTAGCGATCCGGTCGCGTCTTCCCAGGTCCCGATCCCGGGATCGGGATTGCTGGTGTTCGGCAGGAAGCCGGGTGCGTTGCTGCCGACGTGCCAGTGCTGAATTGTCACTTGCCCTCCTTGCGGGTCCACCTGAGCGCGTCGGCCAGGTCTGTGACGTTGATGTCGTCGGCTCGCGCGGCGAGGAGGACGGGGAGACCGCCCTTGGGCTGGAAGTCGTTCTCGGTGACCTGAGCGCGGTGCTCGCGGGCCTCGCCCGTCTGGCGCGCCCACTCGCTGCGAGACGAGGCCCAGCCGCGTGGCCCCGCCTCGTGGTCCCACGCGCGGTGGCCTTGCTGCCAGCAGTCCCGGTCGTCCCAGGTGCGGGTCGCGAGGCGGTCGCGCCAGGCCCACCAAGCGGCCTGCTCGCGGTCCTGGGCTTGGGTGGTGGTCACCGGATTGTCGCTTCCTGGACGTGGAGCGTGACGGACGGGTCGTGGTCGCTGCTGGCCTGGTCGCCCAGGTCGCCGTCCTGCCAGGTCCAGTCGCCCTCGTTGTTCGGGTCGGCCGCAGCCTGGGCCTGGTCCTTGGCGTCGCTCGGGTCGCGTGTGACGGCGGCAACCCAGGCCCCGTCCTCGTTGTGGACCAAGGCGACCCAGACGCGCGCGCCTGCCGGGCCGGCTGGGGTTTCGGTGTGTGTCACGGTGCCCTCCTGGTTGTTCGGGTCGGTCCGGTCTGGCCGACTGGGCCGGGGGCCGGGCCTTGCGGTCCGGTCCCCGGCCCGGCTGGTCAGCTCGCCTGGGCCTGAGCGGCCGGGGGAGCGGCCAGGACGCGAACGCGGGCGCCGTCGACGTCGCGGACCCGGGCGGCAAGGTGGGCGTCGCAGACCGGGACCTTGCCGAGCGCGAACGTGGCGGTAGCGTCGCAGTCACCGTCGGCTGGCTGGCAGGTCGCGCCCAGGGGAACCCGGGCGTCGTGGCCGGGACGGAACCGGCGGGGGGTCAGCTCGCCGCAGCCGCAGCCGCAGGGCCGGGTCTCGGAGACCTTGGGGGCCTTGACCTGGGGCTCGGGCTTCGGGTCGGCTGGCTTCGGGGCGGGGGGGGTCTGTCGGCGGTTCGTCACGTCGGGCTCCTTCGGGCCGGGCCACCCCCCGGGGCGGGGGGCGGCTTCTGGTTCCCAGTCTACCAGCCGCGCCTGGGAAGGGAACCAAGGACAAGACAAACGAAGGTAAAGATTTGGTCAAGGTACGGAGCGTGATTTGCCGGTCACGGTGAGTGCCCTCTGCGGGTGAGCAAACGGGCGTTCGATTTGCAAGACAAACCCCGCGTTCGCTCGAACGCACGTTCGATTTGCCCAACGTGACGGCCACGTCACCTCACGTGACAAACACGGAGGGTGAACACGCGTTACCCCACGTCACCTTGCCTGACTGAACAAACAAACAACCCACTTTGATTGAACAAACAAACAGCAAATTGAATCGTCGTTCAGTTGAACAACCGTTTAGTTACGTGGAGTGACGGTTACTCCCAGTTACACCAAGGGAAGGTAAAGCCAATGCAAAGCCCCCTTTAGGTAAAAGGCGAGTAAAACTTCATTAAAACAAAAGTAAAGAACGCACCCTCGTAACGTATTCGTTTTACCCCTCAGACCCCTTTGACACCCTGTCACACCCCCTCTGAACCCCCTCACGGCCTCTCCGAGGGCGCTTCCGGGGTTTCCAAGGTCTTTCGAGCCCCTCAGAGGCATTTCCGAACCCCTCAGAACCATTCCGAAACCCCCTCTGAGCCCCCCGAGGCCTTTTCGGAACCATAACACCCCCCAAATGGGCACTTGACACCTCGACAAGGTCTCTGGTATGCTTCGGGAGTATTCGGGCTACGCCCGAACCTTATTCAGGGGGTATCTCCCATGCATCTCAAGACCATCAGACCCTTCGCGGTGCCTATTTTGTCACTCGCCGCTCTCATTGCGGGCTGCTCGACCTACAATTCCACCCACTCGGCAACTGTCTCCCGTTCGCCCAAGACCCCTGCCCCAGTTGCTTCAGTTGCCGCCACGTCCTCCCCGCCGAGCAATCCCAGCGGCAACGTTACCGGATCGTGCGACGTCTCCCTTTCCTCCCAGCTCTACGGTCAAAACTACCTGACCGCGTCTGTCGTGGCCACCAATACCGGCAACGTCGGTACCGTCGTCCGAATCAAAGTGTTCTGGCCGCTCCAGGGCTTTTCTCCCGTCACCAAGGCCAGGACGGTCCGTACCACTCCCGGCTCCACCGTCCGGGTTCAGTTCCATGCACCCGTCACCGAGCAGCAGGTCAGCGACTTCCAGAACGTCCAGCTGGCTTCCACCGGCGACCCTTGCCGGTACAAGGCTTCCATCACAGGCACCTACTAATGTTCCACGCTCTCCTGGACATTTTCTACGGAACGGTCGGCTTCTTCCTGATTTGGTTCATCGCGGAGCTGCCCCGCTCCCTTACCCGACGAGGATGGAGGCGCGACCGTGGCAACCGCCAGCGTTAAGGTTTCCGTCCACGTCCGCGACGAGGCTTCTACTACCTTCCTTGCCTACGCTTGCTACGCTTCCATTTTCTCCGGTGCCTTCGACCGGTTCCTGCCCCAGCTCGATCAGGCCATCAAAAATCGCCGCCGCGCCCTTATCCTGCGAGGCGTGGCCGCAAACGATGCGGGTGAGGGTCGTTGACAAGGGGACAAGCATGCAGCTTATGATTTTCCTAGGTGCTCTCGGCCTGGTTATCCTTATCTGGATGCTGGTGCTGGCCTGCCTAATCACCGGAATAGCCTTCGTATACGACTTTCTCAAGCCTTAGGCCGGGGGGCCAGGGGGGGAGGTTTCGACTGCCCGCGAAGCCGTGATAAGCTTCGCGCGTGGCGGTCTCCGCGTCCCCTAACACTCAGCTTAGCCGCAAGCAGCGCGCTAGGGCGGTTGTGGGTGCCCGATGGGACAGGCTCGCGAAGCAGGTCGGCAAGAGTAAGTCCGCGAAGAACCTGCTTTCCATGCCCGGCAGCCTGGCGGCTGCCGGGTTTGTCTGTGTCGCAGCCTATAACATCAATACGACCCTGGGTTTCCTTGTAAGCGGACTCGCCTGCTGGGTCCTGGAGTTGCTGGCGGCTGACGAGTGAGATCGGGCCTCCGCAAGGTCGGAAAGGCCTTCGCGAAGCCACAAAACGCCACAGGCGTCCCGATCCCGTACGCGAGCGGATTCTACGGCCTCTCCGCCCTGCCGGGGTACAACCAGGACGACACGTTCCTCCGGGCCTACAGCAGTAACGGCACAATTTACTCCATCGTCTCGCTCTTTGCCGAAGCTACGGCGGGTGTCGAGTGGAGTATGTATCGCAAGAACAAGAAAGACGGCCGGGTAAGATACACGACTGCGGACCGTGGCAGTGATCAGCGCATCCAGGTCGTAAAGCACCCTGCTCTCGATCTGTGGAACCACCCGAACAAGTTCATGCCGGGCTTTACGTTCCGCGAGACCTTCCAGACCCAGTTCGAGCTAACCGGCAAGGCTTTCTGGGTCCTCGACATCGGTGAAATCGCCTCTCTCCCCCTGGGCATGTGGCCCATATCTCCCGCGCGAATCGAGGCGGTTCCTAGTGACCGCGACTTCATCGCAGGCTGGGTGTATACCGGCCCCAACGGGCAGAAGGTCCCCCTGACCGTCAACGAGGTTCTCTGGATGCGGCGTCCAGACCCCAGTGACATGTACGGCGCGGTTGGGGCTGTCCAGACAGTCCTGACCGACATCGACGCCAGCAAGTATGCTTCTGAGTACAACCGCAACTTCTTCATGAACAACGGCATCCCCGGGGGCGTTCTCGCCCTGGACGGGTCGATGACAGAGCCGCAGTTCAAGGAGTTCTCGGACGAGTGGCGCGACCAGCACATGGGAGTCAGCAGGGCTCACCGGGTTGCCGTCTTGGAAAATACCAAGGCAACGTTCATGATGACCGGCCTCGCCCAGCGCGACATGGACTATGTCAACCTCATTCAGAACGCCCGCGACAAGATGCGCGAGGCGTGGCGGATGCACAAGCACATGCTTGGAACCGTTGACGATGTCAACCGGGCCAACGCCCAGACCGCCGAGGAAATCTTTGCTGCCTGGGGCATAACCCCCCGCCTTGAACGGCAGAAGCTCACTTTGAACCACCAGCTACTCCCCCTTTACGGCTCGCTGGGCGAAGAGATAGAATTCGACTATGCCGACCCGGTCCCGCAGAACCGAGAGGCAGATGCCAGGGAACTTCTTGGCAAGTCGCAAGCCGCCCTGTGGCTAGTCAACAGCGGCTTTGAGCCTCACGCAGTTCTCGAAGCGGTCGGTCTCCCGGACATGCCCGCGATCGAGCTGGGGGAAGAGGGAGCCTTGCCCCCGCGCTGGACCATTCCGGGCAACCCGGATGGTGGCAGCCGTGAAGGCGGACCGGATTTCGTTACTCCGGCCAGCCCGGACAAGAAGCAGGTCAAGGAAGCACGAGCAGCCATGATGGACATGGCAAGCAGGCTCGAGAAGGTCATGTCGAACGGCCGGGTCCCGGTCGATCTGATGCCGGTTTTGTAGAGAGTAGGTGTGATGGGCAAGAGGGAACAGGGCCAGCGCCCGCTACGAACGACCCGGCGCATGTCGAACTGGGGACAGCGGCCGAGCTGGTTCAACGTCAAGATGCAGGCCGAGGATGGCACCAAGCCGCTCCTGGTCCACATTTTCGACGAGATCGGGTTCTGGGGCGTCAGCGCTCAGGACTTCGTGAACACGCTGCTGGAGCACGACGGCGACCTGGAGATGCACCTCAACTCCCCGGGCGGCGACATCTTCGACGGCATCGCGATCTACAACACGATCAAGCAGCGTTCCGGCCAGACCACGGTCATCATCGACGGCCTGGCGGCTTCCGCTGCGAGCTTCATCGCCCAGGCCGCCAGCCCCGGCAAGCTATTCGTAGCCCCGCACGGCCAGGTCATGATCCACGATGGTTTCGCGATGGCCATCGGCAACGCCAAGGACATGCGGGAGACCGCCGAGCTGCTCGACAAGGCGTCGGACAATATCGCCGGGATCTACGCTTCACGGACCGGCCGGGACACCGAGTACTGGCGCAACCTGATGCGCGAGGAGACGTGGTACTCGGACCAGGAGGCGGTCGACTCGGGTCTGGTCGATGCGATCCTCGGCCAGGCAGATGGAGCCGCAGGCAGCTCGTTCGACCTGGACGTTTTCGACCGGGTCAACATCCTCGGCGCTACCAACAACCACGCTCCGTTCAAGGGCACGCACTCCCACGTGCACGGCGCGTTCGGTGCCGGTCCGAGCAACGCGGCGGCCGACACCCACTCTCACGAGCACACTCACGACGACGACGCTAATCACAACCCGGCGAACGGTCACACGGGCGGCCCGCACAGCAATTCTGATCACGATGCTGACGACGCGCACGACCTGTTCAGCGGCCTGCTACTGAACGCGTCCGTCGACGAATCGTCCTGGGACGCCGACCGCGCCTGGCGCGAGGCCGGGGAATCGACCACCCCCGCGACGGCGTTCGCAGAGATTTGCGCGGGCCGCAGGGACGGTCCCGCCGACGAGCGGAAGAACTGGGCACTTCCGCATCACTACCCGGGGAAGGCGTGCAACGCAAACGGCGTTCGCAATGCGCTTGCCCGTCTGTCCTCGACCAAGGGCCTCACCAACACGTCGTCCGCTGAGGCCCACCTTCACGCCCACATGAAGGTCATCAACCCGGATTGGAAGCCGGGCGACGGAATCCCCATCGAATGGCACATGCAAGCCCTACAGGAGGTACTCACGTGAAGAGTGGGACGCTTCCGGCGAACGCGGCGGAACTCACCGAGTTCCTCATGTCCAACCCGCGTGAGTGGCCGGAAGAGGTGCGCAGCAAGGCAGGTCTTGAAGCGTTCCTCAACACGTACGGAACCACGGTGGCCGCGAACGACCCGACCATCCAGGCGCAGATCAAGGAGCAGTCGGCCAGCCAGCTCGTCGAGTTCCTGAAGGCCGCTAAGGACGGCGACGGCCTCGGGGTCGGCAGGGGCAACGGAAGTGCGGCCCCCTGGGCTTCCGCGAGCGACATCCTCGCCGGGCGGCGTCCCGAGAAGATGGGTCTCTACAACAAGAGCGCTCCCGGCGCTGCCCTCGACAAGGAGCCCATCGCGGAGAACCTGTCGGCGTTCTTCCGCACGATCTGGCACAACACCTACAAGGATGACCCCAACGTCATCCACGCGCGCCAGGCCATCCGCAACGCGATGTCGGAGCGGGTCCCGGCCGACGGCGGGTTCCTGGTGCCGGAGCTGCTCAGGTCGGACCTCCTGCGGATCGCCCTGGAGACGGCGATCGTGCGGCCCCGGGCGCGAATCATCCCAATGGAAACGCTGCGGGTTCCCTACCCGGGCGTCGACGACACGAGCCACGTCAGCAACGTGTACGGCGGCGTGACCTGGAACTGGACCGAAGAGGCGGCTTCCCTCAGCGCTTCTCAGCCCTCGTTCCTCCGGGTCGTGCTGGAGGCCAAGAAGCTCACCCTCTACACCGAGGTTCCCAACGAGCTGCTTGCCGACGCGATCGCGACGTTCCAGCAGTTCATCTCCGAGGCGTTCCCCGAGGCCCTGGCCTTCGGTGAGGACGACGCGTTCATCAACGGTTCCGGCCAGGGCGAGCCCCAGGGCTACTTGAACAGCCCGTGCGCGATCACGGGCGGCCCGAACAGCAACGCGCGCCAGGTCTCGGGCCACGTCAACCTGGCGGACATCGCCTGGATGTTCCCGAGGATGCTCCCCGCCTCCTACAACCGCGCGATCTGGGTCTGCTCCCCGGGTGTGCTCACCGACCTGCTCCAGCTGGTTCTGGTCGCGAGCACCAGCCAGGGCGTGGCTTCCCCGACTCCGGTCGCTCCGGCCCTGTGGCTGTCCTCGATGGGCGGCGTCACCTCCATTCACGGCGGACCTACCTGGCAGCTGCTCGGCCGTCCGCTGTACGTGACGGAGAAGCACCCGGCGCTCGGCACGACCGGCGACCTGGCGTTCTTCGACCCCGGTTACTACCTACTGGGCGACCGCCAGACCATGCAGGCCACGAGTTCCGAGCACTACAAGTTCCAGAACGACCTGACCGCGATCCGCGTGATCGAGCGCGTGGACGGCCGGACCTGGACCCAGTCCGCCATCACTGCCAAGAACGGCACCGACCTGATCACTCCGGTGGTCATCCTCAAGTAGCAAGCCTGCAGGGGAGCGGGACTACGTCGCTTGCGACAAGCCCATCGGGAGTACCGCTCCCCTGCACCAAGCCCTAGGCCGTACGGTCGGGGAGGCCACGCCTCCCCGGCCCGGTAGGCCGAACTAGCCCGGCACTTAAAACTCCCGGGCGGAGAGCGAGATCAGCATGATGGAAGGACTCGGCAGGTTGTTCGACCTGTCGTTCGGCAACATCATCACCAACCTCGGCGGCGGTGCGAACGTAACCGGCAAGCGCGTCAGCATGAAGAACGCGTCGGGCGTCACCGTCCTCGTGCTCAAGGGCGCGGGCACCGCTACGCAGGACCCGGTCCTGACGTTCGGCCAGGCCACGCTGGCTTCGGGCGGCTCCCTGACCAACACCGCTCCGCTGATCGACCACTACTTCAAGAAGTCGGCGGTAGCTCCAACCGGAGCGGAAACCTGGACCCGGGTGACCCAGACCGCTTCCAACGTGGTGACTCTCACGGGCGAGGCGACGTCCAACGGGATCTACGCCATCTTCGTCGCCGCTGGTGACACGGTCGTGCGAACCGACTCGTACCTGGAAGTGGACATCGGATCGACGGCTGCGGCCCAGAACATCGGCATCATGTTCGAACTCCACGATCTGGAAGTGCAACGGGCTCCCAACAAGCTCGCCAGCGCCCAGGCCTGATCAAGCCGGGGTGGGGGCGGTTCCAGCTGGAACCGCCCCCGCTCTCTAGAAAGGGGAAGACGTGGCGCTCAAAGTTTGCAACGGGTGCGGCGCGGGTTTCTACGACGGCGAGGTTTGCCCTGCGTGCTCAGCGGCCGGGCGCGGCGAGATTCGCGACTACCACTTCCAGCATGAGGAGGGGGCAGTTGCCACGGAGTCAACAACCGAAGCTCAGGTTGTGGTTCCCGAGGACGAAGTTGTGGTTCCCGAGGACGAAGGCGAAGAGACCGCTGCCGAGGAGGCGTACGATCAGTCGCACGGCAGCGACGATCCGGACGAGGACCTGAGCGGGCACAGCCGCAACCGGTTGTCAAAGGTAGCTGGTGAGCGCGGGCTGGACGCATCCGGCACGAAGGCCGAGCTGCTGGCCCGCCTGCAGGGGGACGGTCAGGGGTAACCGTGCGGGCCTACCTCCGTCTGCTGGCTGCGCTAGGGATCTGGGCTCTAGCGCAGCCAGCTTCCTGGTGGCAGTGGCTCGACATCATCGCCCAGCGAGAGCAAGAGTTTCAGTTCTGGAGCGAGCGGCCCCCGATGGCCTGCCCCCGGTGCGGCGAGCCTCTTCATCGTGCACCGCCTTCAAACGCCATATCAGGCGTTGAGCTTTATTGCCCGTTCGACGGCTGGCAGTATCCGCGTGATTGGGTAAGAGACGAAAGATTGTAGGTACAGGAAGTGGATCACACAGAGTTTGACGCGTCGCTGAAAGCCCTGCCGGGCCAGCTCCGCGACGCCTACCCGCGAGCCGCGCATCGTGGCCGCATCGAGCAGATCGAGGCGCATGTCACCACGCTGCGCAGCCTGGTCGGCGGGCTTCCCGACGAGGATTTCAGCGAGGCCGAGTACGAGTCGCGCATCCTAGCGCTGCACGGTGCGGGCCTCATGAAGCCGTCGGATCACCGGTCGAGCGTCCCCATGCCGTCACACGCCTGGGAGCGCCTGGACGACGCGCTCGCGCGCCAGGAAGCAGGGACGGCATGAGCAGATTCCTGGCGGTAGTCGAGTCACAGGCCGCGCAGCCCCAGGGCGTTCCGGTCACCACAACCTTCAACGGTTACTTCGCCGCCTACGTTCCCGGCGCGGCTGCCAACGGTAAGGTCCGGCAGATCCGCTGGCACGTTCGCGGACCCGCAGGGTCCGTGACTTCGGACCAGCATTCCCTGAAGTTCTACCGGCAGACCGTCCGGCCTACATCCACTGGGTTCTCGACCATCACGCTCCAGAACGAGGACCAGCGCGGCGCGGCCTCGGTATCGACTGGTATCGACATCACCACCGCAGCCACGGCCAACACGACCGGCCCGACGATCGGCGCGAACGCTCTT